ATGCTAGCCTTCAGAGCTTCGTTGGCCTCAACCTGCTGCAGGATCTGCTGGTAGTATTCCGTCCCTATCTCTATCCCCTGCTGCCTTGCCAGATTCATAGCTATCTGTTCCACTTTGGTGGCCTGCAGCATCTCGGCCTCTTCGCGCAGTCCCTGAATGATTGTTTCAGTCCTGCCCTCGGACGATTCCGCATAGGCCCTCTCCGCCTGGTCAGCGATCTCTCGTTGCATGTCCGAGATCAGCTTCCAGTCTTCCGAAAGCGGTTCCAGCTTGGCCTTCCACTGATCCAGGATGGCTGAAAACTGGGTCCCGTCGGCGTTCAGATACTCCATCTGGTCTCGCATGTTGTTGATGGCTTTGGCTATCTCCGAGAGCCCGCTTTTCGTGGATCCTCCTCCCGTCAGATCAGAAAGGACACCCTCACCTGACGGTGCAACAGGCCGCCCACTCGAAGGAGCTGCCGCGGTCGAAGCGGTGTACCCTTTCTGGGACATTCTACGCTCGTAATCTGCTAGGGATTCCTTGTACAGATCCACCTGCCTTTCCATCTCTTTCGCATTTGCGACAGCTATGGCTATGGATCCGTAAAGGCCTTCTTTTCCGAAGATTCTTCCGGAGGCCACTCCTTGAAGTTCTTTGGCCTTGTCAATGTCTATTTTTTCGATCTCTCTGTTGAAGTTCTTCAAACATTCTTCAGCATCGGTGAATTTGGCGGCAAGGTATACGGCTGCTGCCGCGACCGCTACAAATGGGGCGGCCGGCCCAGAAGCGAGAGCCAACATTATTGGACCGATCATTCTAAACGCATTGATCAGTTTTGCTGTAACCAGTAATGTTGGCCCGATCGCTGCCGCCAATAGACCCATTTTGACAGTGGTTTCCTTTGTGGCAGGAGAAAGATTCCCAAACCACTCGACAAGATCCTTGGTCTTTTCCACTCCCGCCTTCAGATATGGCACCAATTGAGTTCCTAATTCACGCGCCACGTCGGCCATCTGGTTCCGCATGATCTTGAGCTGAGAACCCGTGGTCTTGTACCACTCCTCGGCTTCCTTTGTCAGCGCTATGTTCTCTTCCCATGCCCTTGTCCCGCGCTTCAGGGCCTCGATAAAAATGTCTTTGGCTCCCGTTGCGCGGAGCAGGGTGTCTCTCAACCTGACTTCGGTTATGCCCATCTCGTCCAGGACCTGTATCGCCGTTTTCCCAGTCCCTTCAAGATTCGCCAAACCGGTGATGAAACTGATGATCGCTCCCGCCGCATCCTCTTCAAATGCCTGCTTGAACTGGGCCGCGGTCATGCCTGCTACGGCCGCGAAGTTGGCCAGGTCCTTGTTCCCGGTCGATGTGGCCAACTGCATCTGGACCATGAGCTTGCTCATCGAAGTGCCGCCTGCCTGGGCCTCTATGCCCACAGAAGCAAGGGACCCCGCCAGGGCCATTATCTGAGCTTCCGTCATGCCCACCTGCTTGCCGGTACCGGCCAGCCTCTGAGCCATCTGAACAATGTCGCGCTCCGTGGTCGCCAGGTTGTTCCCCAGGTCGACGATCGTAGCGCCAAGCCGGTCGAAGTTCTGCTGGTTCATCTGGGTTACGTTTGCGAACTGTGCCAGGGACGATGCGGCTTCCTCTGCGGAAAGATTAGTTGCTTCACCGAGCTGGACCATCGTCTTCGAGAACGCAAGGATATTCTCCGTCTGGATCCCCAGCTGCCCTGCCGCCGACGCCACCGCGGCGATCTCCGTCGCGCTCGACGGCATGGATTTGGACATGTCCTGGATACCGCGCTCCAGGGCCTTAAGCTGGTCTTCTGTCGCGTTCACGGTCTTGCGGACTCTCGCAAAGGCAGACTCAAAAGTTATCGTTTCTCTCAAAGCCAGAGCGCCTATACCTACCAGGGGGGCGGTTATGTTCCTGGACATGGCCGAGCCGTATTTCTGGAAGTCGTTGGACATATTCTTCATCTTGCGGTCGATCTTCTTCCAGCCTTTTTCCAGCTCGGTCAGATCGGCACCAAAGAAATAAGTGATCCGTTTTTTGGCCATGTCCTCACCTCCCCTTTTTCTGCTTGATCTTTTCTTTGGAATATTCGAAATAATCGTTTTTGCTCATGATCTCCCCGTCGACCCAATAACCCACAAGGTCCTCAACCCTTACTGGGTGTTTCCGCTTCGTGGTGCCGTTGATGATCCATGCCGCCAGCCGCGCCTGTTTTCGTGACTCAAGGTACTGGGAATATCTCCAGGCGGCGATCAGGTCCTCTATCTCCCCCCAGGTCAGGCACCACAGATCCTCATGGGTACGAGTCAGGGGACCCAGAGCGAAAAGAGACATCTCCTCGATCGCACGCTCCAGATCCCCCGGCGTCAGTTTTTTTCTGGTTCTTCGCCTTCGGCTTCCATGCTTGCCAGCCTGAAGGTTCTTCTGAAACCTTCCAGCAGTGCGTTGATAGCTTCCTGGGCAGCTTCCACGTAAAGCCCCTCTTCGCTATCCAGCCAATCTCCCACCTGATCTACGGCGAGATTCCTGTCCTGCCAGATCAGGGCAGCCCATACGAGAAGAACTCCATACTCCACATCCCGTGGGTCAAACCCCCCTTCCAGTATCTCTTGGGGGGTCTTGCCCGTCTCGCGGACCAGGGCGCGAATCGAGTTAAGCCCGTACTTGAACTTTCTTTCTTTCCCGCCTATCTTCATGATTCCTCCTCCGGATTCAGCAGCAGCTCTCCGTTGCCCTGGACGGATATCGATACCCCGACAGCGTCCTCTGTCGCACCCGATGGCGACCAGCTGGTGATGGACCCGGTCCCCACGTACACCGCCAGGGGATCCTGAAGCACACATGTGGCTTCACCTGACACCTCATAGGTGAGCAGATCCGTGGTTATCTCCAGCGAGGCCTCCACCCCTGTCGGGAAGGAGATCAGGAAATCGACGCCGTCTTCAGCGACAAAAATTGCGTTATTGGAATAGCCCTCCCTGAGGGCTGCCTGGATCTCGGACGCGCTTGCGTCGTGGTCCAGGGCATCTGTCTCTATCGTGTCGCCGTCGCCCAGGGTAAAAGTGCCCCCGGTCGGCGTGTCCAGGGAAAGTTTGTAAACTTCGTCGGCACCGAAGGGCAGGAACCTGAACGAGCACGATTCTCCTGCCAGGGCCCGTGTCAGAAGCTCCTCCTGTCCCTCGTCCGAGGGGTCGTAGAACAGCTCCATCGATGCGCTCCAGCCGGCCTGACCGACCAGGTGCTTTTTCCAGTCGGTGGCCAGAGTGCTGACGTCGATCGTACCCAGCGCGGTTTCGAGGTTGAAAGACCGGATCTCCCCTATGGGGATCTTTACCCCCAGAACGTCCAGCTGGATGATAGCCTTCTTTGCCGGTTTAGCCCCCATTGCGGACCACCTCCCTAAGAGGCGTCGGAGCTAAGGGCCAGCTCGTCGTTCCCCTGGAATGAAACAGAAAGACCGACCGCGTCCTCCGTCGCTCCGGATATCTGCATGGACGTGCAGTAACAGGTTCCTGAAAGCTGGGTCTTCCCTACTCCCTGTCCCAGAGGCTGAATAGTAATGACACAAGGGGATCCCGCCCTTGCTTTCGAAACCAGATCTGCCTGTGCCGGGTCTGATGGGTCATAAAAAAGCTCCAGACTTCCGCTCCAGCCGGCCTGACCGACCAGGTACTTTTTCCAGTCGGTGGCCAGAGTGCTGACGTCGATCGTCCCCAACGCGGTCTCGATGTTGAAAGACCTCACCTCGCCCAGCGCGGTAGGAGTAGCGTCTACCGTCAGAAGACACCTTGATACCTTGCTTGCAGTGGCTCCCACTTCAATCCCTCCTTTGCATAAAAAAAGACCCCCGAAGGGGCCCTTGATGTTGTCCTGCTGCTACCTGTCGTAGCCTCTTACCGTCAAAACGCCGTGATACCACCCTGACGGATCCCTGATGACGATTACCTCTTCCGTGAAAAGCTCCGGAGATAGTGCCGCAATGATCGCATCGGCAATCTCCACGACCTCTTTTCTGCCCTCATAGCTGCTCCAGATGTGGATATCCAGAGCCCAGCGCCTCTCCTGACCCGATAACAGCCGCCCCTCCAGGCTCTGCAGCTGACCCAGCACCAAATAGGGCGAAACGGCATTCTCGGGAGCAGCGTCATATACAGCTGTGACAGAAAGGCTCGCATTCTTCAGGAGAGTGAAGATGTCCTGGATTATTGTCTTCTGGCTCATCCCTCCACCCTCCTCTTCAGAACATCATGCATGGCGTTGGACAGTTTTTCGGTGGTCTCCTCCTCGTGTGCCCTTGCCGCGGGATAAAGGAAGGGCTGCGCCGCGATGGCCTTTCTGTCGGACAAATGGCGCTTCCGCTTGGAAGTTTGCGTCTTTTCACCCTTTTTTATCGCCCGTGTCCCGAACTCGACGAACATGGCGTAATAGGTGTCTCTCCCCCGGACCTTCTGCCCCCCAGCCGTCACTGAACCGTCCAGCTTCTTCTTGTCAACCTTGTAGCGGATGCTCTCCTGCAGGGCCCCCGTCTCTACCGGACAACGCTTTCTTGCGTCCTCCGCGATGGCCGCAGCCTGTTTCTCCATGACTTCCCCCGCAGCGTCCCGGCACTCCTGTTCCGCTTTTCTCAGCTCCCTAAGAGCCTCTTCCACTCCTTTGACATTGACATAGATCCCCATCAGATCAGACAACCTCCGCTTCGCTGTCCAGGAAAGTGAACCTCCTTCGCGCGTCGTGCCGGATTCCCACAACCCTGTAGGTCTTGCCCTCAAAGGAGAAGTAGTCGTTTATCTCCACCAGGTTCGTATATCTCATGGCTACCTCGTGGAGGCGGATCTCTGAATCCTTGTCAGCTATGTCCGAAACCTTGGACGCTCCCGGGCGGCCCTGGGAGAGCACCCGGCACCAGGCGCTGATTACCGTCTTGTCCGTTGACGTATATCCTCCCATTCCGTCGGCGGTTCTGTCCTTGCGCTTTATTGACAGGTAATCCCGGAGCTCCCCGATCTTCATACCGGCCACACCCTGTGCATGTTCAGCAGCGCTTCGGCAGCCCTGGGGGTGGGCAACACATTCCGGACATCGGTCATCACGTCCTCCCGGTTCTCGTACCAGTGAGCCACCAGCATCAGGATCGCGTGCCTGATATCCTGGGGGATATTGGCCACGTAGTCGGTCACCTCTTCCCCCTCCTCTTCGGTCACCACCGGCTCGTAGCCTGTCACGAACTTGACCTTTACTCCCCCCACCCTTCGGAGTGTTGTCGAAGGCAGGCTCTTGCCTGAGACCAGGTCGACCCAGCCCCGGCCCACTCCCGGGACAACGTAATAGACCTCGGGGTCCAGGACATACTCCGACCCCGCGGCGTCGTAGTAATTGATAGTCTCAACGGACATCAGCGGGGGCAGCGGCATCGCCAGCGGGAAGGTCGGCCATTCGTCCAGGATCATCGACCAGGTCTGCTGTACCAGGCATCGGTTCAGATAGCTCTCGGCATGTTCCGTTGCAACCTTTATCAATGCCCCGATATAGGTATCCTCGGAAGACCCGCTCACCCTCAAATGTGCCTTGGCCTCCGTCACCGAAACAGGTTCGACGCCGGGAGCCGTCACCCTTTCGAGCTCCACGGCTTCCACCTCCTACTTCTTCGATTTTGTCTTTTTCGCCGGTCTTTTAATGCTTTTCTTCACCGGCAGGGGTGCAACCGCCTTTTCTGGAGCAGGATCCAGAAAAGGCGGTTGCACCCCTCTGGAAGCCTCGGGTTCCGGCTTTGGTTTTGGATCAGGTTCCAACAGCACAGCCGCTCCGGCCTGGATAAGATCCTTACCCTGATGGCCGGAAACCGCGTATGTCTTGTTCTTCATGAAAGTCCCCTGGGGACTTGACCATGTCTTGATCATTCGTATTTTCACGAAATACCACCTCCCCTCACAAGCGCACCTCCGCTAGCAGGAGATAACCCCTTCGACAATCAGGTGGAATGTACCGAACTTGAGGCTGCCTCCGTTTGCGACGGTGAACTTCACCCTTTCGTCTATGGCTGAAATGCGCTGATACACGGCATCGGACTCATCCACCAGGATCACTTCTCCGTCCGTGTTATGGCTGCCGACAAGCGGATATACGGCCTTGCTGTCGTTGACGTCATCCTCGCTCCACACTTCCTGCTTCAGGGCTTCGGTTTCGACGTCAAAATCAACTCCGGCGCTGAATCCGTTTGTTGAGGCCTTCTCATACTTGATCGCAACGATCTGACCATTAACCACCCCCAGAAGACAACCGCG